AAGTTACCAGAATTAAATAAAAAGAAATTTCCCTATAAATTAGTTTTAATTGCATGGGAAGATATTGTTTCGACTTCGGACTGGGAAAATATTAATAAAATTAAAAAGGCAAAGACTGCAGTTTGCTGTAGTGTAGGATGGTTAATGGCAGAGACAACAAAGACAACGGTGATTATGTCGGACTTAAGTTTTGAAGATAATCATGAAATAGAACAAGGTGGATCGTACACCACTATACCTACTAAAAACGTACTATCAATTAAGACAATAAAACTATAGGAGAAACCTGTGGCGAAAACGAAAAGAAAAAAAAGAACAATTCAAGATGTCATTGAAGATATTCGAGAGTTACATGATAAGGAAGAAGACTTATTAATAGACTTGGAAGAGAAGGTAGATGATCTTGATAATAATGAAGGAGAAGAATAATGGAAACTAAATTCGATCCAAAAGCTAAAGTAAAACAAGGAGATCTTGGTTCAGCACCTGATGGCAAACAGCCAAATCAGGAAGCGACTAATATTGACTTTAATAAACATGCACCTACTCAAGGTAAGTCTAAAAATTATTTAGAATCTGAAAAAGGTTCTTTATATCAAAAAGGGGCTTATGTTACGAAGTCAGGATCAGAGCATGTACAAGATTCACTGTTTAAGTTAGCAGATGAAAAGGATTATTAATTATGGGTGATTATATAACCAAAAAAAATCTAGTTAAAAAGCCTGAATATATTACTAAAAAGAAAAAAGAGTATATTACTAAAAAGAAAAAAGAGTATATTACTAAAAAGAAAAAAATAAAAGAACAGGACAAATTTCAGGAAGATTTTGTAGATAACATTATAGAAGATGTTGGAAAAAAAGCAGATATAATTTTTAAAAAATCAGTTCAAAAAAAATCAAGTCCTCATATGAGTGTAGACCAAATTGCTGATCGAGCAGATAAAGAAGTGGGGGCATATCTTAAAAAAGTAACGTTAGGAACAACTCATAAAGATTATAATAATAAATATAAAAAAAAATTAAAATATAAATAATAAGGAGATAAAAATGCCAGAAGGATATGGATATCCAAAAGGAGAAGCAATATTAGGTAAGATCAAACAAGGAGATCTTGGACCTGATGTTGCTAAAAGACCTAACGAAAAATTAGAAATAGATCCTAATAAAAAAATTACCCAAGGTGATTTAGGAAATGATTCTAATGATCGTCCAGGCAAAAAAGAAAAAGTAGACGCATCAATATTTAAAAAAGCAGAAGTCAGAGATTACTAGTCATGGCTCTAACAGATTCGGATAAGCGTTTAAAGCGTACTCCTGATAATGATCGAGATATTATGAGAGCTAAAGCTGAACGTGTGCTTTTCGCTGATGTAAATCAATCAGATATAGATATATTATTAAACACTGGTGGTATAACGGCTGATACTGATGCATCTGATATAAAGCAACGATTAGAATGGCAGGGTAAAAAATTAAATCCTACAATTACAGATCAAGAAATAAAAGATGTATTAAATAAAAAAATTACAGAACCTACAGGAAAATTTAAAAAAGAGAAAAAGAAAACAGGTAAAGAAGGATAATTAATGGCTGATAAAAATTATACTAATGAACATCCTAAAAATAATAAAAATAAAAAGTATAGGAAAAAATCTGGTATTTTAGAAAAGATTGGGGAAAATGTTTTATATCATGCTAGTGAATTTTTATATAATGAACCTGCTTTTTTTAAAAAAGAATCAGATTATGATACTTTATCCGAAGATAAAAAGAAATACATTGATGCCTATATAACAAATACTAAGTCAAAAATGACAAAGGAAAAAGATTGGTTATATAAAAAACCAGGTAGAATAAGTTTTCCAGTTAATAAAAAACAAAAAAAACATAATGAAGTTTGGTTAAAGAAAAAACTTGGGGTAACAGAAGGTAAAAAAACTAGATAAAATGGCAACAAAACCATACACAGAAGAGCATAATCCTTTAGTAGGTTATGTTCGAAATAGATTTCAACAGGCAGAAACTTCTCGTAGATATGATGAGGGAAGATGGTTGGGAGCTTATCGTAATTATCGTGGACTCTATGGTCCTGAAACAGCTTTTAGAGAAAATGAAAAATCTAAAGTCTTTGTTAAAATTACTAAAACAAAAGTATTAGCATCATTTGGACAGATTATAGAAGTTTTATTTGGATCAGGAAAGTTTCCTATTGGAGTTGAACCAACTCCTATTCCTGAAGAAATGGCAGAGTATGCTCATTTAAAACCTCAACAGATGCAGCAAATGAATGGAGCTGCAAATGGGGAATTACAAAATCCATACGGTTTCCCTGGAGATGGTCAAGAAATTCCAAAAGGAGCAACAGCAGATATGCTCATGGAAAATCTTGCACAGAAATATGAAGCAGTAGGTTTAGACGAAGGTCCAGCACCTGATAGTCGATCTATGCCTCAAATTGAACCTGCAAGAATTGCTGCAGAGAAATTACAAAAAGTTATTCATGATCAGTTAGAAGAAACAGACGCTATTAAAATTCTTAGACATGTCTTTTTTGAAATGTGCCTATTAGGTACAGGTATTTTAAAAGGACCTTTCAATGAAGATAAAGTTTATAATAAATGGGGTAAGGATGAAGAAACAGGTGAAGAAGCCTACATGGCTAAAATTAAAACGGTTCCTAAATTAGAAGCCGTATCCTGTTGGGATTTTTATTCTGATCCGAATGCAACGAATATAGAAGATAGTGAATATGTTATTCAACGTCATTCTTTTAATAGACAACAATTTGCAGATTTAATTAAACGTCCTTTATTTAATGAAGAAGCAATTAAGTCTTGTTTAGAAATGGGACCTAACTATCAAACTCGTGGATATGAATCGGGTTTATACGACAGAGAAAATATTGAATCCTTATATAAAAATAGATTTGAAGTTTTTGAATACTGGGGATTATTAGATAAAAGAACTGCAAAAGAAATAGGATTTGATTATAAAGATGAATTGGATGTTATTTCAGTTAATGTTTGGATTTGTGGTAATAAAGTTTTAAGATGTATTCATAATCCATTTACGCCCACACGTCTTCCTTATATGGTTTGTCCATATGAAGTAAATCCTTATCAATTTTTTGGAATTGGTATTCCAGAAAATATGAGTGACTCACAACAAATTATGAATGGTCATGCAAGAATGGCAATTGATAATTTGGCTTTATCAGGTAATTTAGTATTTGATATAGATGAAACTTTATTAGTACCAGGACAGGATATGAAAGTCTTTCCTGGAAAAATCTTTAGAAGACAAAGTGGACAACCAGGTCAGGCAGTACATGGATTAAAATTTCCAAGTACAACTACAGAAAATATGATGATGTTCGATCGATTCAGACAGCTTGCTGATGAATCAACAGGTATACCATCATATTCTCATGGAACCACAGGTGTTCAAACAACAACACGAACTGCAGCAGGAATGTCAATGTTGATGGGAGCTGCAGCGTTAAATATAAAAACAGTTATTAAAAATATTGATGACTATTTATTAAAGCCCCTAGGTAAAACATTATTTTATTGGAATATGCAGTTTAATGATGAGAAACCTGAAATCAAAGGTGATCTAGAAATTAAAGCACAGGGAACATCATCCCTAATGCAGAAAGAAGTTAGATCACAGAGACTTATGACCTTTATGCAAACTGCGGCTAATCCATCATTAGCACCTTTTGTTAAATGGCATACAATATTAAAAGAAGTTGCGAAGTCATTGGACATTGATCCAGAACAGGTTATCAATGATCCTGATCGAGCAGCAATCTTTGCACAAATAATGGGGATGGTACATGGAAATCAGAATAATACAGCCGTTGCTGGAGGACAAGCCCAAATGGGATCTCCTATGCAAGCACCTGCAGGAGCTTCGCCAACAGATCCATCAGGAGCTGGAGGTGGCAACATCGGAACAGGTAATGTTCCGTTGCCAGGGGAAGCTGGCTTTAGTGCGGCAACTCCTAACACTGGACAACGCTCTTAAACAAAGTAAAAAGGATAAATTAAAATAATATGACAGCTACAGTAAGTTGGGATCCGAATCGTTATGGATCTACTAAAAAAGTTTTGCAATATGATGCGGCAACTGGAAATTATTCCATTGCTGATCAAAATCATAACTATACGGGAGTAAGTTATAATTTTACTGCATTACCTACTGGTAAAGCTACTACGGGTACAACAACTACTGGTACTACTACTACTACTGGAACAACACAAACACAAACGACTGAAGCATTTGGAGATGTAAAACCCTGGTGGTGGAAACAACAACAAGGTGAAGACGGTGACAGTGGAGGAGTTTTTACTGGATATCAAGAAAAAAAAGAAGACGTTCAAGCTGGGGACCATGAAAAGTATTTTAACCGAGATCAAAAACCTCCTTTAGGAGCTAGATTAAGACATCAAGCTGCTAATTTTGGTCAAAGTTTTGGTCTTAGTAAAACAGATAGAGAATGGGAAGATGTTGATAGAGCTTTAGCAGGGGAAAAGGACCGAGAAGGTTTTATAAAAAGAACTACAGGATTTGTTACAAGACCAATTAAGAAAGCATGGAAGGAAACACTTAAACCTTTAGCTATTAAAGCTATAGATTATATTGCAGAAAGACCTGGTGCTAATAAATCTTTTAGAGGGGTTGCTGGTCTTTATGATACTGAAATTAATCTTATGAGAAAATATGGTTCAGTTGGAGTTACTGTTATGAATCCAACAGGGGATACAAGAAAAGATGATGCTGGTTTTAATATAGTTTCTGGAGCAGGAAATTATAATAAAATAGGAACTAATTCTAGAAGACATAATATGCTTGCAAAGGCTGATATTCATGAGAAAGGCTCTAAAGAATGGAGAGATGCACGAAATGAAATAAGAGCAGATTTTGAAGAAGAAAAAAAATCAGGAAATGAAAATAAGAGTTATAATATAGATTCTTCAGGAAGTACTGATAGTGGATGGCAACCAGATTACGAAGGAGCAGTGGCTCACCAACAACAAATGGCAGAAAATATGGGAATATCACATGACGAACTCATGTCTGATTTAGATTATGTTTAAAGCCATGGTAGATAATACAGGTGGAGCTGATTCAAGCTCAAGCTCAAACTCTGATAGTGGATGGGGTTGGTAATATGGCAATAGATAGCAGAGGACAAGTAACAACAACAGGATTAATGAATCAATCTCCAGGGGTTAATGTCAGAGCACCTGATATGAGTAACTTAGCTCAACCTAAACAACCTGTAAGACAACCTGAGCAAGTTAAACAACCTGTAAAAACTGATCAAACAACTATTGCTCAAAAAGGAAGATCAAATGCAATAACCGATGAAGATATGGCTGTGTTAAGCCCAGTTTTATCTCCATCTGTTGTTAATGTTTTACGGAAACTCGTTCCAAAGTTTGGACCATTTTTGGCTCAAGCAGGAACTGGTGAAGAAAACATAGTACTACCACGTTCTATTGTAGTAAGTTATGCAACGAGAATGTATGGTGGAAATGAAGATGAAGCTGTTCAAAATTTTGTAGCAGATTTATCTAGTACACAGATGGATACTAATAATGTGCCACTTGATGGAACAACTGATCAAATGTCATCAGGAATGATGACAAAAAATGAACCACAGTTACCTGAGCAAGATGATTCAGGTGTAGATGTGAATCAGGATCTAGTTTAATATCAACCCACAAAATTATGGAAGTGAGCTACCCTTATCCATAAGGCACTCAACCTAAGAGGAAAACATAATGGAAACAAAAGAAAAGGAAGCTACAGTTTCGCAAGAAGCTGAAGTTTCTAAACCGAAACTTGTCAAAAAACCAAAGGCAAATCCTTATAAAAAACATGATGACGCAAGTGATCCTGAAATTGAGGCATTTGCTAAAGGTGAATTAGAGAAGTTTCACAGAGAGAAAGCAGAGACAGCAACCGTTCAAAAGGACACTGAAGCATCTGAAGAAATTGCAAGCTTAGATGGTAAGGCAACTCCTTCAACTGAACGCCCTGAAAATGCCGAAGAACGTGTCTTTAAGAAACGTTATGACGATTTGAAAAGACACTATGATTCTACGCTCGGAAAGCATAAAGATGAAGTTCGGACTTTAAGAACTCAACTTGATAGTTCAAACAAGCAGATAATTCCTCCTAAATCAAAGGAAGAACTTGAAGCTTGGAAAAAAGAATATCCCGATGTTTATGAAATGGTTGAGACCATTGCCATAGGCAAAGCGGATAGTAGAGCAAAAGAGATGGAGGATAAATACCAAAATCTCCAAGTTCAACAAGAGCAGATAGCGAAAGAGAAAGCGGAAGTAGAACTTCTTAAACTACATCCCGATTTTGCTGAGATTCGTTCAAAAGATGAGTTTCATAATTGGGCTACTAATCAAGATCCCGTTATTCAGGATTGGCTGTATGAAAATACAAGTAATGCCAATCTTGCAGGAAGAGCAATCGACTTGTACAAAATGGATAAAGGAATTGGAAAGTACTCTAATAAGCAAGAAAAGGATATTAAGAAGGAAGCTGCTAAAGCCGTATCTAAAACTAGAAAGGCTGAATCAACTGAAGGTGCTAAACCTAAGAAGATTTGGTCTAATGCTGAAATTTCTAAGATGAATGTTCGTGAGTATGCGAAGTACGAAGAAGAAATCGATAAAGCTGTACGAGAAGGTAGAATCCAACCTTAATAACAATGGAGACTAACACATGGCTACAATGTCAAATGCTGCAGGGTATGTCAATTTACCATCAGGTAATTGGGTACCAGCAGTATATAGTCAAAAGGTTCAGAAGTTTTTCAGACGTGCATCAGTTGTTGAAGATATTACTAACACTGATTACGCTGGAGAGATTGAAAATTTTGGCGACACGGTAAATATCGTGAAAGAGCCTACCATTACTGTGAGCGACTACGCTCGAGGTCAA